CTCCCCAAGCTGGGGAGGTTCGCGCATGAGCACCGCACCCATGGCCGGCTCGGCCCTGATCCACATGCCCAAGAGCTACGAGATTGCATGCCCGCCGGGCATGCTGGCCCACGGCCACCGCATCAAGCGCTTCACGTCCCTGCAGGCCTTCGAAGGCTACATCGCGCAGGTCCGCAAGGCCGGCCGCACGGTCACGTGGCAGTCCCCCTTCATGGCTCGCGTGGAGGCCACTCGATGAGCGGCCGCCTGGCGGCGCGCGGAGGGGCCCCGCGCAGCGGGGAGGCGCTGCGCGCCGCCCCGTCCCCCAGTGCTGTAACACTGGGGGAAACTTCCAAGCAGCGCGCGAAGGTCGATTGGTTGACCGCGACGTGGAAGCCCGAGCCCGACGAACACGTCGTGGCGACGGTTCTGGACCTGCTCCATGGCTTCGGGCTCAAGGTGGAGGCCGAGGCTGGCCGTGGCCATTTCGGTTTCGCCGAGGGAGCCCGCCTGTATGTCCGCCTGGACGATGGCGCACGCCACCAGGTGGCGCTCCTCGACTGGGGCGGTGACCGCATGCGTGGCCGTGCGCGCCTGGACCTCTCCGGCACGGCCTGCAGCCGCATCAGCGACTGGCAGGGCATGCAGGAGTGGCTTGGCCGCCAGTGGGAAACGACGATCACGCGCGTTGACCTGGCTGTCGATTGCCTCAATGGCGAGTTCACCGTCGAGGATGCCCGTGCCTGGATGGAGGCCGGAGAGTTCACTGCCGGCGAGGGCCGCCCGCCGCGCCACAGCACACCCGGCGACTGGCTGTCACCGGAGCCGTTCTACGGCCGCACGCTGGAGATTGGCCGCCGCGAGAACGGAAAGATGCTTCGCGCCTACGAAAAGGGCCTCCAGCTCGCACCAGGCAGCGGCGACAAGTGGACGCGCTTCGAGGTCGAAATCCGCAACAAGGATCGCGACGTGCCGCTCGACGTGCTCACCCGCTGCGACGAGTACTTCGTCGGCGCCTACGAGTGCCTGCAGCGCCTGCTGCCTGCCGCTGGCGAGCGCATCGCCACCCACCAGAAGGAAGGCGAGCTCAGCCTCGAAACGATGGTGCACCACGCCAGCGTGGGCTACGGAAAGCTTCTGCACGTCATGCGCGGCCACGTGTCCGCTGACGACCTTCTAGACCGTATTTCCCGGCCAGGCGTCCCAAGACGACTGGAAAAGGCCACCCTGGCCGGATTCATCGCGGCGTCGTCTGTCGCATCACAGGAGAAAAGGCCATGAAAGCACATGTGATCGGTATCGAGATTTCCGAGGGCGTCAGCAAGAAGACAGGGCAGCCCTATGCCATCGGCAAGCTCTTCTGCGCGCTCCCCATCGTGGGGAAGGGGGCACGCGGCCTCATGGGCAGTGAGTACCAATGCGAACCTGTGGTGCTGCGCAAGCTCGATGGCATTGAGCTCCCCGTCGTTTGCGAGCTCGAAATGCAGGACGTTATGCGCTACGGCCAGCGCAGGCAGGAGATCGTGTCCGTGGTGCCTGTCAAGGCCGCTGCTACGCAGCCTGCAGCCGCTCCTCGTGCCGCCTGAGTGCAGCCGGTTGCCCTCCCGCCCGGGAGGGCCTCCGAGTGCATTTGCACGGCAGAGGGAGGTACCCATGGATGACCAGGCGGAATGCCCGCATTGCGGCCACAAAGGCCCGCTGGATGAATTTTTCGATGGCGACGACAGCGCGGGCGGCGAGGACTGGCTCGTCTGCCCTGACTGCGGCTCTGGCGGCATGTTGGACGACTTCACCGGCTGACCATGCACATCCTCGTTTGCAACGTCGCACAGGCGCCGTGCCCGCCCGATCAGCAAGCCTTGCTGAGCTTCACCCAGGCGGAGGACTTCGCCGCCCTGGGCCTGACACCCGAGGTGGTCGCAGCGGCATACGTGTTCGGCGCCGGCAGCGTGGTCCTGTGGTGGTTCCTTGGCTACTGCATCAGCCTGGCCATCAAGCTGATTTCCAAAGCCTGACCAATGCAGCTATCAGCCTCGCGTGCGGGGTTGATGGGTGCAAACCGGATTCCCCGGAACACCGATTTTTTTCTGGAGTTTGAAAATGGACGCAATCTTTGCAGCAGTGGATTTCAAGACCGTCGCCGCGGCCGTGGGTGTCATCGGTGTCGCCGTCATCGGCATCCACATGGCCTTCAAGGGCATCGACCTGGGCAAGCGTGGCGTGAAAAAGGCCTGAGGGTAGGCCCATGCTGATAGGGGCGCTGCTCGCTCTCTTCCTGGCCCTGGTGGCCGTGATTGGGGCGGTCAGCGCCCTTGTTTTTGCTCTGCAGGTGCGCAATGGGTAAGTGGATTTTTGCCGTGGCCATGTGCCTGCTGTCTTCCGCCGTTGCCGCGTCCTCCTATGAGTACCGTGTAGCGCCTGGTCCCTGGCTTAAGTCGCTCAATGAAGTTTGTGCTCAGGTCTATGGTGGGCAACCTCAGGTGGCCGGGTATCACGGAGAAGAATATGTGCCCGGCCAGTTCCGGTGCGTGGCCGACGTTTGGCGCGACGATCGAACAGCGATTAACTATGGCTTTCGCTCTGTGGTTGTCGAGGCTCGCCCCGTTCAGTGCACTGCTGGGACTTCCACGACCCGCAACGTGGGTATAGGCTGGGCGCGCTATCGCGCCGGCTCTGGCGGCAAATATCCGATTGATGGTGCTGGGTCTGCGGATGTCGTTGGAACAGTCGGTTCCCCGCCTGCTCAGCTGTGTCAGGACGGTTGTCAGGCTACTGCCTCCGGCGGCTGGGAAGGCTACCTGGACATGGATGCTGGTTCCAACGGCTTTAACCAGATTTTGGCCCGTACAACCTACGTCGATGATGGTTCTACGTGTAGCACTCCCACCGACACAAGCGGCCCGCCTCCGCCTCCCTGTGACGGGGCACTAGGTCAGGTCAACGGCCGCACGACATGCATTGCCAGCGGTGGCAATGGCACCGGTGGCGGCACTGGAGGTGGCACCGATGGAGGCACAGGCGGTGGCACTGGCGGTGGCACCGGAGGCGGCACCGGAGGCAGCACTGGCGGTGGCACCGGAGGCGGCACCGGAGGCAGCACTGGCGGTGGCACCGGAGGCAGCACCGGAGGCAGCACTGGCGGTGGCACCGGAGGCAGCACCGGAGGCAGCACTGGCGGCAGCACCGGAGGCAGCACTGGCGGTGGCACCGGAGGCAGCACTGGCGGAGGCACGGGCGGAGGCACTGGCGGAGGCACTGGCGGAGGCACTGGGAACGGCGGTGGCGACTGCAAGGAAAACTGCGGCAATGGCGGCGACCCTGGCAGCGTCACTGGTGGCAAAGACCACAAGCAGCCAGACCTCTACCAGACCAAGTATCCAGGTGGCATCAAAGGCGTGTGGGACGCCTCCGGTCTCGGCGGCTCACAGGGCAAGCTTTCCACGTTGGCCGGCTCCTTTGCCCCTTCCATCCGCGACACCAACGGCGCGCCCGTGTCCTTCCGCGTGCCTCTGGACCTCGGCATCGTCAACTTCGGTACCTACGACGTGAGCCCGCCTCCCATGGTGTGGTCGTTCATCCGTCTGTGCATCTTGATCACCGCGCTCTGGCTCGCGCGCGCACTCGTTTTTGGAGGGTAAAAATGGCAGAAGAAAGTTCGGGTATAGCCGCGGCGATCAGCGCCGTTGTGAAGGGCATCCAGAAGGTAGTGGACAAGCTGGACCAGTTCGTCGACTGGTTCTTCGAGCTCTTCCCGCGCATGTTCAAGGCAGGGCTCACGCTCCTGCAGGACGTGTTTCTTTGGGCCTTCGAGCAGTGCCTCTCCCTCGCGAAATCAGCACTCGATGGCATCACCGGTCTTGACGCTATGGCCGCCGAAGTAGCAAAGACATGGGCGCTCGTGCCGCCCGACGTTATCACCGTGTTGCAGTCCATCGGCCTCGGCACCGCCCTTGGCATCGTCACCGCGGCCATCGTCATCCGCCTGGTGCTCCAGCTCATCCCGTTTGTAAGGCTCGGATCATGATCAACCTGTTGGAAGGCGTCCCCGGGTCGGGGAAGAGCTATGAGGCCGTGGCCTACCACGTCATTCCGGCCCTGAAGTCCGGCCGCAAGGTCGTGACCAACCTGCCCCTTAACCTGGAGGCGATCCGCGCTGTGAATCCGGACTGGGCCGAGCTCCTGGAAATCCGCCGCGGCCCTCAGCCGGTGCTTGGGTCATGGGATGCGGAGGCCGCCAACCGCGGTGAGCCCGCCTACCTGGTCGGAACCTTCCCCGATGGCGTGGTGCCCGAGCTCACGCACAAGGGCTTGCCGGCTTTGCCTCCACCGTCCAATCAGCGCCTGTTCGCTGGCGTTTGGGATTTCTACGACACCTGGCGCGGCGAGGGCAACATTGGCCCGCTCTACGTCATCGACGAGTGCCATGTGTCTTTCCCTCGCGAGCAGTTGCGCAAGGGCAAGATGACGCCCGATGAGGTCATCCAGTGGTTCAAGATCAGCCGGCATTTCGGCGCCGACGTGCTGCTCATGACCCAGCGCATGCGAGCTCTCGAAGAGGACGTCGCCGGCCTGGCCGAGATGCACATCCGCGTGCGCAAAGCCGCCTTCCTGGGCCGCCCGAACGAGTATGTCCGCAAGGTCTTCGCCGGCCTGCGCGGTGGCGAGGTGTCCAGTGACATTCGGCCCTACAAGCCCGAGTTCTTCGGCTTCTACAAGAGCCACACGCAGGGCGCTGCGGTGATCGAAGCTGCCGCGCAGGATGTCGCCCCGTCCACGGTCAAATGGCGTCGTGCCTCGCGCATCATGTTCGCGCTGTCCGGCGTGGGCTTCATTTGGTTGGGCTGGCAGATTTTCGGCCCTGCGCCGGAGCCCAAAAAGCCTGTGCAACAGCCGGCAAAGCTCATGGTCATGCAGGGTGGCAAGCTGGTGGATCCAACTGCCTCTGCGTCCCCTGCAGCCCGCCCGCAGGCCGCCGTGGCCACTGCTGCTCCAGCTGGAGGCCAGGCAGTCGCCGCCTCGTCGCCAGCTGCCTCGTCGCTCGCTGCCGTGGTGGTTCCTGCAGGCCCTCCTGAGCCCATGGAGGCGCGAGGCTTGCACCTGGCCGGCTGCATGACCATGGGCGGCAAGTCGTCGTGCGTCATCGCCGTGTCTCAGAACGGCCAACCGGTTTTCACCGTCACGGACGCTGACTTGGTCACGATGGGCTACAAGTTCCAGCGCCTGGCGGACTGCGCCGCGGTTGTGACCTGGCGGGGCACTGCTCGCTCCGTGATCTGCGACCTCCCGCAGGTCGGCATGGCGGTGGCCGGCGTCCCCCGCAAGGCCCAGGCGCAGGCCGAGCAGGCCATGGTCCGCACTGTGCCTGTCCCAGATCTGCGCGATCAGCCAAGCAACACCGTGACCGTGGCCGATGTGGTCCACCAGGCCCGCACGGGCACGCTCCCGGTGGCGCAGTAGCA